ATAGAATACTGTATTTCCATAACATTTTTCTTTTGGGTGATATGGTTTAGTTCCAAAGTCACCTTTCACTTCCTGAATTATCTCCACGAACTCCCGAAATGATTTCATAAACCTTCTTCTTTTGATGCTCTGGAATAACTCTATTTAGTTTGACAGTTAGCAATCCATCAACATAAGAAACATCACCGACAACCACATCATCCGATAAAGTCCAGGTGCGAGTAAATGCTCTCTTTGCCAATCCCTGATGTAGATATTCATCACAAGTATCACCAGTTTTCTTTGCTTCTACAAAGAGTTTATTCCATTCCGTAGTAACTTCAATATCTTCTCGTTTATATCCAGCAAGTGCGATTTCTAGCCTAAAATCAACACTACTTTCTTTAACTAGATTGTATGGTGGATAGTTAGTATGCGTATCAAACGCAGTATCAAACCTTTTAAACCACTCATCCATTCCAATACTATTTTTTTGAATTTCTAATAGATACTTAGCAGTTTCTGGTACTGAATAAGTAATCGAACTTGTTCCGAACATAATAGACCTCCTTAAAGCGTCTGTAAGTGAATAATGTCCCCGAAGGCAACATCATTAGTATATATTCAAAAATATAAAAAAGGGGAGTGATGAACTCCCCACTTTCTTATTCGGTTTCCTCTTCCGTGCGTTTCTTTTTGGCACCAATATTGTATTTGGTCTCTAAAATCCAATCTGCCTTATCCTTATAGGCAAGGACTTTGATTTGATTGAGTGGAGCAATATCAGTAATCTTTTCTGGTTTGACGATTGTAATCAATCCCCAATCAGCAAGAAGTTGAATAATGCGATTGCGACGTTGTACGTCATTCGCAGTTAGATTTGCGTGTTTGCCGTCAAGAGCAAACAATTCCTTAAAGTGTACGAGGTAATACTTACCTTGCTTATGAAGAATATGGCAAGATTGATAAATTTTCTTTTCTTTACGTGATGCGACACCAATACGAGTGAGTGTTTCACGAACCTTCAAAAAATCATCAGGTTCATTCAAAATCACTTCAACCATTTGGTCTTGTGCCCAAATCACAATAGGTTCATTTACAACACTCATTTTGTTCCTCCAGTTTCAAGTTTTGATTTTATAAAATCGAGTTGTTCTTTTGTAAGAATATCCAAAGCTTGCTTTGCTTTCTCATTACTATATCCATAGTAAGATTTAACTAATTCAAGGTCTTTGATCTTTTCTTGTTTTAACCAAGGAGAGAATCTCTTCTTTTTCCTGATAATATTTATAAAAAAATCATATTGAAGTTTTTTATCTAATGAGGAGAACTTATTCATCTCATTAGCATACATCAAACAATCAATATGACCCGACAAACATCTGTTAATAATATAAGGTGCGTAATCGGTTTTGGAGGAAGGGTCTTCATCCATAATATTCTTTTTGGTTTGATTGATTGAGTTCAACCAATCCTTCAATTCAATCTTCATTCTTATAAGTTGCTGGATGAAAATTACAATACTCATTAAATACAATCTTACATTCTTTGTGAGTAAGATTGCAATGCTGTGCTGCTTTTGGGAGATTCCATTTAGCAACAAAAAGCATTTCCATTGCTTCTCTTGTTTCTGGTTTCATTTAAAACTACACTCACACATAATTTCGGTTAATGCTGCTAAAAGGTTAATCTCCTGGTCAGCCACGAACGCAATTTGATATTGGTACTTAGCAACAATAAGAACGGCAGCGGGGATAGACTGGGGTGAAAGGCAATCATAACAGGAGTCATAAATCCTGCGAAGAATGACACCAGGGTCGTTGTCCAGGTTGGAGACCACCCACTTTCGGACTTCTGGAAAGTTTTTATTTTTGAGATAATTGATAAGGTCATTTACGGCAACGTCAGAAAAGGATGCAAGAATTCCACTATCTATTTCACCACCAACAGAGTATCTTTGGCATTCATTGAGAACTCTCCTCCAATCGGGAAAATGCTTATTGATTAGTTCGGCAAGAACTTTCGGATTATATTTGATACTCTCTTCATCCAAGATGTTTTGCAAACGCTTGAAGAAGGATCCTGCCAACTGGGCTTTTTCTTTTCCTTTGATTGAGAACTCAACGACAGCACATCGAGAATGGAGGGGTTCGATGATTTTGTTTTTGTAATTACAGGTAAAGATGAATCGACAGTTGTTATAAAATGCCTCAATATTTGCCCGTAGTAAGAGTTGAACGTCGTTGCCCGTGTTATCAGCCTCATCGATGATGATGACTTTGTGTTTACCAGTTCCTTGAAGTGAGACGGTCGAAGCAAAGTTCTTTGCTTGGTTCCGTACAGTATCCAGGAAACGTCCTTCGTCGGATCCGTTAATGACATAAAAATCTACCCCCATCTCATTACATAATGCCTTTGCTACTGTGGTTTTCCCCACTCCAGGAGGACCAGCAAGAAGCAAATTTGGAATCTCACCCTTATTAAGAAAATCAGTAAATGTTTTCTTAATACTCTCTGGGAGAATACAATCTTCAATAGTCTTTGGGCGATATCGTTCCACCCACAAAAAATCTTCACGCATATTCATAAATCCAATTTGGCATTCTATCAGGAATTTTTAGGTAATTGTCCTTTACCCAAGGTTTAGACGCAACATACTTTTGATATGCTGTTGGAGTATCAATACTTGCATCATATTTGAACTCATCGGGCATTGCCCTTGCGAATTCTATCACATTCTTATAGATGGAAATCTCCTTTTCACTTTTAGTAGCAAAGATATTCTCTGCTACTTCAAGTCCTTTCATACAAGCGTGTTCTTTACCATAACGATGCCGATATTCATTACAAAGAGCATAACCGTGCCGAATTAACCAAGCAAGATTCTCATAATTCTCTGCTGCCCACACAGTACAAGGATGATTACGAAAAGCACCCTTCTCAGTACTATAAGGGGTTCCATCCTTTTTGGGAATAGTACCCCAATCATAATACCACTTGGAGTAAATAACGGAAATCATCTGACAGGTCTCCAGGGGCATTTTAACAATATGCTTATCTGGGAGGGACACAGCAGAAAGCACTGGACACACATCAGTCACAAAAATATTCATAATATAAAATTAAAAATCAAGAAAAATTAGAGTCAGGCTCCAAAGCAATATAATAAGTCAAATTATAACGTTCATTGGTGAATTTAGACAGAAGTTTTTCTGACACAACCACGTCATAAGAACCAGGAATAATTTTGATGTTCTCAACCTTGAAATTGAAAGTAAATTCCTTATCAGTCTCACCAACCACAATGGAGTATTCGTTAGAAGTATCATTCTTCTTATCACGAACAACCAGACGAATTACGCCTGCTTCACCAACAGCAGAAAGGTCAGGAAGTTGATAAACTGCTGCTGCTTTGATGAGTTTATCAAGTTGCGAATGCTCTAGTTGAAAACAAACATCACTGGAGGGAAGTGTGATTTCTTTATCTGGTGGTGATACAATCACTTCTGGGTCAGCAAAGAAATACTTCACACGACGTTTTCCTTCACGAATAATAACGTGCGAGTCATTCCCAAAATCAAGGTCGGGATCCTGGTGCAATCCCAATCCATTTAGAAATTGATTAAGGTCATAAATTGCAAAATCCTTTGTAAATTCTTCATTAATTTCTGCTTCTGCTAGAATATTTTTCATAACAGAAATTGTACGAAGTTTTGAACCCGACTTAACCAAAATGGACTGATTAATTGAAGAAAAGTTTTTTAGAATAGTAATAGTAGATTCAGAAAGTTTCATAGTTTGGAGGTTAAGATTCACTTATTTTCAACGAGATTCAGATGATTAATCAAAAGAATAGTATAGTGCAATACTTTGAACAAGTCGGCACGAGGAGTTCCTTTAGTATCATAACGGTCAGTGTACTTAGTAATGTTGCCAGCACAGAAACCTTCACGACGATTATGTTTGATTTTATCCAGTGTCTGTTCTGTTCCACCAGCAGTCCTATCAACATAATGCTGATTATAAGTACCAGCAATATATTCTTCAAGTTGTTTCAGGATTTTGTCTTCATTGTATTTCCAGAAACCATTAGTATTTGTGTTTTCAGTCATAGTAATAGTAAAAGTTGTGTAGGTCATAAGGCACATTTACCTTCACCAATCATACCAAAAAACCAAAGGTCAGTCAACCATTTTACTAAATCCTTTAATTTTATCAAACTTTATAACTCTATCAAACTTATCAATCAATTCGTCTGTCTTATGTGAAATCACAAATATATTAGTATCTTTTATAACATACTTAATAATTTTTGTAAAATAGTCTGTTCCCATAAAATCCAAAGAACTATCAAACACTTCATCCAAAATAAGAAGATTGGTATTGACTGAATTTTTCATTCTTGCAATTTCTCTCCAAGTAAAAAGAATCGCAAGATTAA